ACAGGAACGACTTATGAATGGAATGGTGCTTGGGTAACGGGTACACCTTATTCCTTATATGACACAGTAGAAAAAGATGGTTCAGGATATGTTTGTGTAGAGGCACACACTTCAGGAACTTGGGCGACAGATTTAAGTGCAGGAAAATGGGAACTCTTTGTAGAGCAAGGACCTACTGGTCCGACTGGTTCTCAAGGAGCTACGGGTCCTACTGGAGCGACTGGGCCACAAGGTCCTACTGGTTCTACTGGTAGTACAGGTCCGACTGGGCCTCAAGGACCAACAGGTTCTCAAGGTCCTACGGGACCAGCGGGGGCTACAGGTGCGACTGGACCTACAGGTGCAGAGGGTCCAACAGGACCAACTGGAAGTACTGGAGCCACTGGTGCAACGGGACCAACAGGCCCCAACTCAGTAACCACTTCAACAACAACAAACCTTACAGGGTTAGTAGGAGCAGATGGTTCTAATATAGAGCAGGTTACTAAACCTACAGGAGCAATAGTAGGAACAACAGACACACAGACACTAACTAATAAGACACTAGACGCAGATGACAATACTTTCTCAGGTTTTCTTGATTGGTTTTACCCTGTAGGAACAATTTATGAAACAACCTCAACGGACTTAGATACCACTACTAAAATGGGTAATCATTTTGGAGGAACTTGGGAAGCATATGGAAGTGGTAAAGTTCTGGTGGCAAAAAGTGCAGAAACAGAGTTTAATGCTTTAGGAAAAACAGGTGGGGAAAAGGCACATACTCTTACAGTCGCAGAAATGCCTGAACATAAACACACAGTTTCTTATGGTAGCTCGTTAGGAGTTCTAGGTGTTCTTGCGGCTGCAGATGACACACTTGGGACTAATAGCTCTGCTTTTATAAATAATACAGGAGGAAGTGATGCACATAACAACCTCCAACCTTATATTGTAGTATTTAGGTATCGCAGAACAGCTTAACTTATAACTAAACAACAATGGCACAAACCAAACTATCAAACAGACAAATAGCAGGAGGACTAGTATCCGAGCAACCTGTGCATACCTATAACTATGAAACTTAAATTAAAACAATAAATTATGAAGAGAATTACCGAGTACGACAACATAACAACAGTAGCAGAGAACGATGTAGTTCCTATTGTTGATGTAAGTGATACAGAACAAGCAAGTACAGGTAGTACAAGAAAGGGGACTATAGCTACAATAGCAGATTACTTAAAGGATAGGGCAGAAACCCTTACTGGGAAGACCTTAACAAGTCCTGTTCTTAACACAGCAGACATAAACACTCCTGATATAGACGGAGGTACAATAGACGACTCTACAATTAACGGGGGGTCAATAGGGAGTGGGACGGATGTTACAGAGGTCCTTAAAAAAGTTTATCCTGTAGGGAGTATTTATATAAATGCTACTGTAGCTACTAATCCTGCTACTTTATTAGGCTTTGGTACTTGGACGGCCTTTGGTGCTGGAAAAGTTATGGTTGGGTTGGATAGTACGGACACAGACTTTGACACGGCAGAAGAAACAGGGGGGGCTAAAACGCACACCCTTACAGTAGCGGAAATGCCTGAACATAAACACACAGTTTCTTATGGTAGCTCGTTAGGAGTTCTAGGTGTTCTTGCGGCTGCAGATGACACACTTGGGACTAATAGCTCTGCTTTTATAAATAATACAGGAGGAAGTGATGCACATAACAACCTACAACCTTATATAGTGGTATATATGTTTAAAAGAACAGCATAATGAAACCGAAACACTACATACTAGGAGCAGTACTTCTTTTAATAGCCTTGTATTTTCTGCGACATTACATTGTATACTTCTTAATTCTTTTAACTTTAGGGATTATTAGTCTATGAGTGATACAAACAGAAAATACAATGTTAATGAAGAGTTCTTTGATGAGTGGAGTAAGAAGATGGCATGGGTTCTTGGTCTTTTTTATGCTGATGCTTCAATAGGGGATGCTGGTCCTAAATGCAGAAAGAGTAAAAGGGTTAGTTTAATGCTTAAGGACGAAGAAACTGTTGTTAAAGTCAAAAAGGCACTAGAATCCGAACATCCAATAAAACTAGTTAAAGGAAAGTATTACTTGCTTAATATAGGGAGCAAAAAGCTCTTTGAATCACTTTCTAATTTGGGAATGAAAAACAGAGTGATGCCTCCAGTTCCTATTGAATACGCTTCTGATTTTATGCGGGGTTTTATAGATGGTGATGGGTGTTCTTATAGATATAATCATGGTAAATATTCTTATGTAAGAACTGTGTTGAATAATCAAAACGAAGAACTTCTTGAGAACATGAGGGAACTAATAGAAAAGTGTGGATTTAAGACACAAAATGTTTATTACGATAAGTGGTCAAATGTTTCTAGGGTTGTTATACACGGAACTAAATTCATTTTTTGGCTATATGATAAAAAAGAGACATGGTTTATGAAGAGAAAATACTTAAATTGTTTAGATATAGGAGGGCTTAGCTTTGAGTAATACAGGTTGGGTAAGTCCAGGGACAGTAGTTAATGACAGTGCAGTAGGACTTGATGCTTGGAGTAATCCAAGTAATGCCAGTTCTGAAGATGGAACTTATGCTTCACTTTCTGCAATGTCTAGTACGTTTAGTTATTCTTATTATCTTAAAGCCACTAATTTTAGTTTTAATATCCCAACTGGGTCAACTATCAATGGTATTGAGGCACAAATTAAGAGATATGATGACTATCAGTATACTTATGATGATGACGTAAAAATTGTTCTTAGTAATGGTTCTATTGGTTCAGAAGATAAGGCAAAGACGGACGCTTGGGGTGGGACTTTAGCATATTTTACTTATGGTGGTTCTTCTGATTTATGGAGTGAAACTTGGTCTGTTTCTGATATAAATGATGTAGATTTTGGTTTGGCCTTTTATGTAAGATATAATGATGACAGTAATGGTTCTATAGGTAATAATGTTTATGTCGACCACATTCAAATAAAAGTATATTACACAGAGAGTTCTACTCCTACAGTTGGAACTAAATACCACCTACCTCCCTTTAAGAGAAGTAGTGGAGAGGAATGCCCACCCCCAATGCCAGTCTAGTTAAGATGATATAATTAAGTATGGCGACTATAACCGATTTAACAGGTAGTGAAGTCTCTCAAGTTGATGAAACCTCGGTGCAGGTAGGAGAGGATTCTAATGTAAATGTCTTTGAGTTTGGCAATATACTTCTCGCAGGAATATTACCAACCTTATCCTCATTACTAAAGAGCATTAGCGACGGTATAGGGAACCAATTAAGTGCTACAGACAAGGACGGGGAACTTGCGTGGGTGACCCCAGGACCTATTATAGCCAGTGAAGACGAGGAAGCAATGACCGACGAGCAGGGGGTGGAATTAGTTATGGAAGGACCCGATATGCCAGGAGTGTACTCTGCTAACAGTGTAGTGGACATTAGTGGCTCTTAGATATACAATATATACATAAATTATTAGGACAACCTAATGACATTTACAAATATCAAAAAGAGAATTGCAAGTAATATAGGTTATGTGGACTCTTCAGGAGATATACTGGCTTCTAAGGACATTACGGCAACAGACATTGGCAACTGGGTAAACGACAGATACATTGACGACCTGTTTTCTACCCTTTCTAACCAATACCCAGAAGACTTTCAACAGGTAGGGAAATTGAACTTCTACAAGACTACAGGAACCGTTGCAGCGGGGTCCACTTCTACAACACTTGTAGCTACTGGGAACATTTTTAATAATGGAATGGTTGGGGACCACGTATATAATTCTACCGACGGAGAGTTGGCAGAAATCACGGCATACACCTCTGCTACCACAGTAACCCTTGATACTACTATAGGGGATGATTGGGATGGGGACACTATTTATGTGCTAGGACACGAATTTGGACTTGGCGGAAATGCTACAGACTCCAGAAGTCTACTTAAGGTTGCAGTAAAATACGACTCAGGTGACGATTACTACACGACTTGTAGGTATGTGCCTAAGAGCAAAGCCCTACAGTGGGGAGGAGAGACTTATTATGAGTCAGACCCTATTTGGTATCCCACTACAGTAGACATTTCGGGGACACCAACATCTGCAATAGGAATACTTCCAGAAGCAAGTGAAAACGTTGCTAGTGGAATAGAAATCGAATATATAGAACAACCTGCGGCACTAAGTTCCGATAGTGATGTGCCAAGACTGCCCCTAGGGTCCCATAGTATTTTAGTCTTTGGAGGGACAGCAGATGCACTTAGGAAGCTAATGAGGCTAGATGAAGCTGACAGATTTGAGCAGTTATATCAAAGGGGTAAGGCCGAAATGGTTGCTACTTATATGCTAACCAGAGGTTCTGGGACTCCCAGAGTAACCCCTGCCCGTAGATTAAAAAGAGTAATGGACAGAGATAGATGAAAATAGACGTGTCACCAAAAATAGTTTGGTTTCAAAACCTCAGTGGTGGTATGAACCAATCTACAGACGATAGACTTATTGAGAACAACGAGTCTCCTTTATTAAAGAACGCTAATTTGGATAAGCTAGGGACTTGGTCGGTAAGAAAGGGAACGGACCTGCTAGGGAATGTTACGGCTGGTAGTGACCAGGTATATGGGTTGGGAGCCTATAATAAGTCAGACGGAACACATACCTTTTTCAGAGTTTGTAATAGGGACTTAGAAAAACTTACAGAAGGGACTGCAACATGGGCTAGTGTGGATGACGACGAATGGCCAGCAAGTAAGAAAGTTAATATGGTGAATTTTCTAGACAGGTTATACTTAGGAAGTGAGGATGGAGGTACTGCTTTGGCATACACTACAGGGACTACAATCACAGACGTAACACCAGAAATAGGGGGACATCATTTAGCGGTAAACAAGTCGATTCTAGCGGTTGGAGGTAACGACATGAAGCCCAACATTATCTTTTATTCACAACCAAGTACAGACATATTCTACGACGCTACAGGGACTTGTGGGGCAAATGCAGATGCAGGAGGAGCGAATACGGTTACCACAACAGCCGAGATATTTGAAGCTTATCATGAGGGTGCGGCGTATATTTACAATACCGATACAGACCAACTTGCCTTTATAACAGGCTTTACAGACGGGGACACAGTGACTACCGACACGGACACTTCTGCGTGGGACAATGATACTATTTACGTGTTGATAGATTATTTTGTGCAGGACGGGGAGTGTAAAGGAATTACTTCTTATCAAGAGAAGTTTATTAGCTTTGACGAGGACAACATGTATCTTTGGGACCCAAGCTCTACTTGGTCTTATAAAATGCCTGGGTTTGGGTGTGTTAACGAAAGGACTATACAGAATGTGAGTGGTAATCTTATCTGGATGGATAGAGAGGCAATTTATCTATACAACGGGTCCAACAAGCCTATAGATATTTCAAAGAAGATTAAAGACAGTGTCGACGGGTACGGATTGTTTGACTTGATTAACGCTTCTAACTTTTCTCAAGTTTGTGCAGGAAGTTTGAATGGAAAGTATTATTTATCAGTAGGAGACTTATCCACACAGTCAGGAGCACCAGCAAGTGCCTTAACCAATGCGGAGTTTGTATTTGATGTTAGCACGGGAGCGTGGACGGTAAATACAAGGGACGACGAGCCTGTAGTATATGCGACTTTTATTAACAGTAGTGGGAATAAGGATTTGTATTACGGGGAAGAGACTGCTATGGCGGTTTACAAGATGAACACAGGGACTAATGACGAAGACAGTGCAGGGGAAAGTGTAACAATAGCATTTGAAGCAAGGAGTCCTAATTATACTTTTGCTGACCCAACAATAGAATATAGGATTTCTGCGTTTTATGTAAAGTATAAGTCGGGGGGAAATGTCACTATGGCATACTCTGCGAATGGGGGAAGTTACTCCACAATAGACACGCTTTCTAGCAGTTCTACAACGACTGTAGTGAAGGTTTTGCCTACTGTTGAGTGTCAAGGGTTTACTCATTCTTTGAAGTTTACTTGTTCGTCTACTGTGACAATAGAAGCCTTTGGATTCATGGCTTCACCAGTAAGTTTTGGTAAGGTAGCAACCTAATGGAAATAGTAATGGACGCGGAAACAATTAGTGAGGCTGGGTTTGACACCTACTTGACTAGAGAGTTATTTGCCACGGAAAGCGGGGGATTTATGGTGGAAACCAGGTATACTGACGCGAGTAATTTGGTAGGTGGTATTATTGGTAGTGAGGGAATTTTGTATTTGGGAAGTAAGCAGATTAGACTGGACGGAAGAAATAAAAGGATAATTATTAATGACGGCGTAACAGACCGAATTTTAATTGGTTATCAACAAGGAGGTTTCTAATGGCGGACTGGGGGATTAAAGTTTCTAAAGAGAACGAGGATGTTAAACAGCTTCTGACTACAACTAGTAAAAGGAACTTTACACTGATTTCTTCCGACCCTTCTTTGAGGATAGAAAGCGCAACAATTGATGGGAACACATACACTGTGACATTTCTTACAGATATAGATGTTTCCTTGTCTATTTCTTTTGAGGCAGATAATATAAGCAATCCAACTGAATGGCAAGCTCTGTAGGTATTAAAATATCAAAACCTGGAGTCTCGGCGGGAACAACATCCTCCCTAAAGGACATAGACTTCCATACGGATTACCCCTTTTTAAAGATAGCAAAAGCTGAAGAAGGGATAGAAGATGTCACTGTAACTGGGGACGAGGGAATGGCTGAAGGGTCTATTACAATAACCCATAGCCTTGGCTACGTTCCAAGGGTTATCGTTTTAGTTTCTATAGAGGGGGGGTTTTATTACAACGACATTGATGCATACCAGAAAGCTCCTTTTTCCTTAACGAGTTCTGGAGGTATGTTCGGGGATAACGCAGGCTATACCTTAGATACAACGGAGTTGGAGATTTTTGTTGGTGGTTATGGCTGGACAGACCCTGCAAGATTTGGGTACGGAGTATATATATTTTATGAAGATAGATACAGTGAGTGATTTTGGGATTAAAATATCAAAAGAGGGGAAAAGCATCAACTCTTCGGAGCCTGACGATTATATTTTCTGGACGAAATATAAGTCTTTAATGCTTATCGAAGAGGTGTCCACCGACATTCTTTCCCCTGAAGGCGAAACCTCTGGGTCTACGGAACAGAGTATTACGACGACAGGGTTTTTCCCTTTGGTTATGGCATTCAAAACTAATGACTTTGGTTTTAGTGGAGATATGTTTCTCCCGTGGAGTGTGTCTGGTCTTGTTGGTAGGTTTGGAAGGTACGACACACAAAACTATGTGGAGAGTATTGGCTTTACTCTCGAGGAGGGGAAGATAGTATATTCTTGGACAGCATACGGTTTTGACCCACAGATGGGGAACCAAGACCCCCCGACTTCGGACTATACTTGGAATGTAACCGCCTATATATATAATCTTGAACTCGGGAGAGAATTACCAGACTAGACTTGAATTAATTTTTAATGTAGTATAATAGAATAACAAGTACCAATAGTAGTAGAATGGTTGTTAATTTATGACATACAACCATGGCATACGAAACATATCGAGTAAAATCAGGAGACTCTTTAAGCAAAATTGCACAAAGACTAGGGATAAGTAACTGGAGAGATTTATACAATCTAAACAAAAGCGTCATTGGGGGCAATTACAACTTAATTCGCCCAGGTCAGGTATTAAACATTCCTGGCACACAAGCCCCTGCACAAACAACATCCACACCAGCACCAACAACTCAGACAGTTAGTCCAGAGGAACAAGCAAGGCGACTCGCAGAAGAATATACTAGGTCTATTAGAGAGCAAGCCGAGAAGGTTGCTGCTATTCCTACGTTCCAAGAGACACTTCCCTTTTATGAGGCGTGGCAAGGAATGGTACCACAGGCGACACAGGCGGCTTCTTCACAAATAAATCCAGAGCTTATGCGAAATTACAAGAGCCAGTATAGAGACTATGTTACTGGTATGACATCTTCTGGTGGGCAAAGATTTGGTAGGGCACTAGGTGGGATAGGAGACCTAAAGGCGGCTACAGAGAGAAGTAGGCAAGGACAACTACAAGATTGGTTAAATCAATATCAACAGGGATACAAGAGTTTATTCTACGACCCATCAAAGGAAGCTTGGGATGCGTCAAGAACACAAGGGAAGGCACCAGACCAAGCATTAGCAAACATTCCTACATGGGACGATGTTTATGGAAGGTATCAAGACGTTTACGGGGTAGGGGAAAGCTCATCTCCGTTGTACGGATAATTTATTAGACAAACACTATGGATTTAGAAAACTTACAGAATCAACTAAACACTACAGAGAGTGCTTTAGGGGCATACAATGCAAACCTTCCTTCTGAAATAAACAAACAGATACAGGAAGCTTATACTCCAGCACTTGAGCGTTCTTTAGGTGTTACTAGAGATTTAATGGGAGACTACTTGGGGAGATATTTTGACACAACTACTATGGGACCTGGAATGGCAGGAACTACTGCCCTAGATTTAAGTCCTACACAGAAACTAGGAGTGATGGGAAGAGAGTTGGGAACAATGGCCGGAGAGCTAGGGTATTCCCAGAGACTTTCCGATTACTTAGGAGGGCAAATGAAGGATATGTATAGCCAAGCACTACAGGCTTCACAACTGGGGCAGCAAGGATTGGCCGACCAATACAGCAGACAAATGCAACGACTTCAGATGGCATGGCAAGAGGCTCAAGCCGAAAAGGACAGACAATTGCAAAGAGAACTAGCGGCAAGAAGTGGTGGTGGAGGTGGTTTTGTTATAAATCCACAAACTACTCAACCATCCTCGACGAGGGCACCAGGAGAGGGAGATATACTTAGGGCTATTAGTGGAATTGCTAATCAGATAGCAGGACAAAGAGGAAAGGTTCAGGGACCATACTCTTATGGAGGTTACTCTGGGAACATTGACCAGATTCACAGCGCATTATTAAACGAGGCAAGGAATTTATATGGAATAAACCTTAACCCAGAGTGGTTATGGCAACAGTTAGGTAATAATGTAAATCAATATCAGACTGTAAGGCCAGTATTATAATTTAGAAAAACTTAAAATGGCAAGCATTTGGGAAAGAATAACAAATAGCACTGGAAAAGACGACCCAATATTATGGGATATATTCAAGGACTATACAAGACCATATAGGCAGGGGCTTGTAGGTTTAGGGGGTGCTGGGACAAATTTAGGAAGAAGACTTGCAGGAATGGAAGGATTAGGTGCTGATTATTTACAGAGAGGAAATCAGGGAGTGGGTGATTGGGATTTTCTTCTGGACGATGAGGAGATTAGGGCGCTACAGAAAGACCCAGGGAAGGAAGCAGCTAAGAGCGTTGGAAATGTTACTCTACAAGCTTTAGAGGCAATGGTGGGACCTCAGATATGGGCTAGGACAGCAGGGATGGGTATCATTCCTAGGATTGGGGCACGTGGACTGGGCATGCTTCCTAGTAACTTAGGACAGGCTGTTGTTATGCATGAACCTGAAAAAGGAGAAAATCTCGGAGGTTCTTTAGCTGGAAGTGCTATAGGTTCTTTTGCAGGGCCTGCACTAGGGGAAGGCGTACAAGCTGGAATGAAAGGCTTAGAAAATATTGGAGATAAAGTGTTTGGAGGAGGAAGGTTTATAGAGAGGCTTTCTAAAGGAGTTAAAACAGACCCAACACCATACGGAAGGGCATCAACAGAGGATGCCTTTAAAGCGACTGAAAATGTGATTAAAAAATACCAACCTAAAACAGGACTTGGGAGAAAGATTTATGGTATTGGTGCAGGACAGGCTTCAGATGTTGGTAGTACGGTGAATAAAAAACTTGGGGAGCTTATACAATCTAAAGGGCAGGAATTTGTAGATATTGATAGAATAGTAAAAGAGACGGCTGATGACTTGGTAAAACTTTATCAATATTCACCAGAACAAGCCACAAGTGCAGCAGAGACATATGTAAATAAGGCTCTTCAAGCTACAGGAGGGTCTGGCACAGACGGGAAGATAAGTGTTCCAGTATTGGCCGACTTAAAGAGGTACTTCCAGCCTTTTGCCAAAGAGTTCGCAGATGGGGGCCAGAGGAAGGGATTAGAGGTCCTAGACTCTTTACACGAAAAGGTGTACGGGAGTTTGAGGAACTCTTTAGGAGGTGCGGGTGATGAGCTTTACGCCGATTTAGACACTTTATGGAAGAATGTTCCCCAAATGTTAAAGAACGTAGATGAAGGTCTTTTAGGAACACAGTATTTCCAGGGGGTTAAGGTTCCTTTCTTAGGACAGGTGGTTAATACAGCTGGTTCTCTATTAGGGAGGGGAATGGAAGGTCTTGGAAATGTTGGGAGGTTTGCAGGAGATATTGGACAACAGGCAGCCGAGAGAGTGCCAGCTGGACTATCAGGAATGTTAGGTGGTGCTATGGGTAGGCAGATGGGTGCAGAACAGATGGCCCCACAGGGAGAGGTTCCTATGCAACAAGGTTTAGGGGGACCTGGACAGGGTGGGTTAGAACAAGCCCCGTTGGGCGGACAACCAGGACAGAGTGCCATGATACAGGCAGCACTTGCAGAAAGAGGTTTTGGAGGACCAGAACAAACTTCTAGCCCACAAATAGATATGGAAGACTTAGTGATGCAATTGATGCAGGGGATTAGCTCTGGAGCTATATCAGGCTCAGACGCACAAACAATCTTAGGATTAGCACAAATGATGGGACAGCAGCAACAGCAATATAGTGAAGACTATAAGCCAAAGAGTATGTTGGAGGCAATTGATTATTTAGGGAGAAGATACCCAGATATGACGGATGCCACAAGGACTTCTTTGGCCAAGGAGCTTATGGGTCAACAGGTTGATTTGAACGAGGATGCTGTAAGTGGGTTAAGAGTTCTTAATAGAATAGAGACGTTAGTCGGTAATTTGGGACTTAAAGAGGGTTGGTTGGGTGCTCAATTAGGTGCCCCAGGTTTATCTGTAGGTGCAGCGAGTGGAGCAAACGAAGAGGCTAAGTTATACCAGGAGGTTAAGAGAGCATTCCTAACCACTCTTTCAAGAGCATCTGGAGAGAGGGGTGTACTTACGGATGCAGACATTGAGAGGATAGGAGAGGCACTTCCAGATTTTAATGATACAAAGGAATTAGCAAATCAGAAGATGGTTGAGGTTAGGGGACTTCTTTACGACAGGTTAGGAATTAGTGAGAGTGAGGCTAGGCAATTGTTAGGGGAAGAAGAGCCTCAAACCAATTTGGGACTAGGAGGAATTTCAAGCGACTACAATGCTTGGCGAGAATAAAATAAGATAAAAGGATTTACACAACTAGAGATATGGCTACAAAACCACTAACAAGAAAACAGATAGAGCAGATAGTAGATGAAAGGAACAAGTCTATGGTTACATGTTTTGAAAAATTAACTCAAGACTTGGACTCCGTAAAGACAAGTACGGATAGAATCGAGCGAGTTTTGCTTGGGGATAAAGATTTTCATGATGAGGGGATTATCGAGAGGTTGCTACCAGTAGTGAATCACTGGGAGAAGTGGCAACAGGGGAAGAAATGGGACAGACTTAATACAATGATGGAGGATAATATTGTTTCAGAAAGGTTGAAAGTATTTTTCGGGATTGGAACCTTTGCAGGAATTATTGCCCTAGTACTTTCTTTAGGTTTAGTTTTTAAATGGGTTGCCGACGCAGGCATCTTCGTAAAATAGACTAATGAGTATAATAGACGACTACATGAGAATAAGGGACCTCAAGCAAGACGGACTAGGATTTAGAGAGGCCTTTGATATTATAAAGAACAACATTGCGGACAAGGGTCTTGGTTTTATGAGGGGGCAACATATGTTTGATACTCCTATTAAGACCAAGAATGCAGGCACACTATACAGCAGAGAGGACCTGCAAAGTGCTTATGATACAACGAGAAGATTGCCACCTGATGCGATACATAGGGACCAATGGGAGAGGATGCCTGTCGAGGACACGTCCCATCTACCACCAACTTCAAGTATATTACCTAGTGGCCCTGTTCACGAGCCATTGATTCCGAGGGATGTATGGGAGAGCCAGCCAGCATTGCAAGGTTCTGTATTGGGAGCTACAGCTCAACCCAATAATGCTGTTAGTTCCTTGCCTCAATTACAGGGAAGAGAGCCTATTCCAGACATTACAATTGGCGACGATGTTATCAACACGTATTTGAGAAACGCAACTAAGTGGGCTGGGACTCCACACCAATCTCCAAACCTAATTTATAGGAAGGCTGACACAGTGGCGGAGAATGTTCCTTATGTTGAAGAATACTTAGACACTGTATTGAGATACGCTCCGTATTATGACTTACCTCCAAAGACTTTAGCGGCTATGTTAATGTATGAAAGTGGTTGGGGAGGAGAGAGGTTTGATGGCAACCTTGCAGGATATGGATTCATTTCTACTCCAGAGGGGGGAGTTCATGACATGGGGTTTAGGTTTGATGCCCCTACACCTAGAGAACAGGCTTTGAATTTTATGGAACATTTATCAGGCACTAGGTATGCTGGTTCTCGTAATGTAGAGGACTTTGTTTCAAGGGGGTACAACTCGGCGAACCCTAACTACAGTAAGATGGTAAACAGTATCCTTGGCATGCTAGAGGCACAATAATTATAGGATATTGAGAAATTTCTTAATTTATGTAAAGATAGACTATGTCCAAATTAAGGAGTCCGTTACAAGAGCCTCTTTATGTCACCCAGACTTACCACACGGGTTCAAACAATACCGCCGTTGACTTATCCGCAGTAGCAGACTCTCCAGTATACGTAGTAGCAGACGGGAAGGTTACCTACAGGAGTTCATTACACGGGAGTTATTGTATTCAGCAGTTAGATAATTCCGATTTGAAGGTTTACTACGTTCACACTTACAAGTGGGTTCCAGCAAACACTCAAGTTAAAAAAGGACAAATTATCTGCTATATAGCTCCTACGTCTTTAAACGGGGGAAATCCAACACACTTACATATTGGATTGCAAACGGGTAAGTACTTTATGGATTACTTGGACAGGAACGTTTCTATCAAGGCAGGGTTTACATGGGGAAGCAAAGATAACCTGGCAATCAGAAACGCATGGTTTAATGGTGGGAGTACTTTTGACTGGAGTAAACATAAAGATTTAAGTTACGCAAACAGCTCCTTTAAGATTGGCGACAAGATACAGATAACAGGTGAGCAGAATATAAGAAAGGGAAGTGGAGTAGATTATGAAATAACAGGGTTTACTAAAGTCGGACAAGTTTACACTATAGAGGGTGGACCAAGGGTTGCAGACAACTACACTTGGTATGACCTAGTAGGTGCAGACTGGGTAGCAGATGTTGGGAGGTTTAAAATTTACACAGCTCCACCTCCAGAACCCACGCCTGAGCCTCCTACCTGTGAAGAGGAGATTTTAGAGTTGGAAAAGAGGATAGTTACCCTTCAGAAAGAAAACGAGGCCCTTAGAATCGAGCTAGGGGATTTAGGTCAAAGAAACATTGTATTAGAGGGATTAGTTAAGGCAAAGGACTTGGAAATTGCGGAATTGAAGGCGGAACTTGAAAGTTTAAGGCCTGAATTGGCCCAGACCAAGAGTGAGTTACATGAAATGAATCTAAAATACAACGCTTTGGTTGAAACACACAATAGAATTATGAGAGAAAAGAATGAAGCGATTGCAAAACTGAAAGAAGGACAGCAGAGTTTTATAGATAGCATTAAGGGTTGGATTGGGGAGATACTGGCGAAAATCCTAAATAGATGATTAGCCTTAAATTTTTAGGTTGAAATAAAAGTGAGAGAGAAGGGATTCAAACACTCGGAAGAGACCAAAAGAAAAATGAGCTTTGCTCATAAAAAGGAAAACCTTTCTAAGGAGACAAGACAAAAGATGAGCGAAGCACAAAAAGGTAAAAAGCTCTCTGAAGAGACAAGACAAAAGATGAGTGAAGCTAGGAAGAAAGAAAATCTTTCCGAGGAGACCAGAAGAAAAAGGAGTGAGACTATGAAGGGAAGGAAACTTGCAGTGGAACATAGAAGAAGAATTAGCGTAGCACGTAAGGGTATGAAGTTGACTAGGGAACATAAAAGAAAATTAAGAGAAGCATACGATGGAAGGTGGGATGGAGAATTAAATCCCAATTGGAAGGGAGGGACAACACCCCAAAATATGAAGATACGAAAAAGTATTGAATTTAGATTGTGGAGAGAGGCAGTCTTCGCAAGAGATAATTTCACTTGTCAAAAGTATGGGGTAAAGGGCTGTATGCTACATGCTCATCATATTCAGAACTTTTCACAGTATCCAGAGTTAAGATTTGCTATAGATAATGGTGTTACCCTGTCAGAAAAAGCCCACAAAGAGTTTCATAGAAAATACGGGAGACGAGGGAATACAAGAGAACAACTAGAAGAATTTTTAAGTAGTTAATTTAATTTTAATTTATTGTGAAAATTCGTAAACGAGTGAAGGAAATTTTAAAACAGGAAGAGAAGGAAGTGATGTATTGGGTG